TTTGCTGGAAACTTCCTTAAAACAGAAGATGTTGTGCAATTCCTGTGCCCAATTGAAGGCATTGTTTATAACGGCCACCAAACCATTTCAACAGCCAACGCAATAAATGACGCCCGTAAGCGCAATAGCACTTCGGCGATTCCAGCCGGTGTACTTTCCCAGACTGGTGGTGAACCGTTGTCAGCACAAGAACTTGCTGATTTAGCAGCACAATTCAACACTGCACGAGCCACTAACCAGACTGCTGCACTTAACGAGTTTTTGAAATACGAAGCCACTACGGCTACACCAGACAAGATGATGCTTATTGAATCAGCCAATTATTCAGCACTTGAAGCGGCCAGATTGTGCTCAGTTCCCCCCTATTTGGTTGGCGTTTCTACTGGTGCTTATTCGTACCAGTCATCTGAACAGGCTCGTGCTGACCTTTACATCTTTGGTGTCCAGCCCTACGCTCAGTGCATTGCCTCAACGCTTAGCATGAACAATGTGCTTCCAAGAGGCACTTATGTTTGTTTCGACACAGATGACTTCTTAGTAGAGAACGAAATGGCCGACTCAATGGATACCAACCAACCAGAACAAAACACACAGGAAGCGTTAGCAGAATGAAACTTAACCTCTCGGCAGGCTTTGCCATTGACTTAGAAGCAGCGGCTGGCGATGCGCCAACCCGTCAAATATCAGGCATTGCGGTGCCCTATGATGTTCCAGCACGAGTTAGCGATGGCACCTTGGTGCAGTTCTCACAAGGCTCTCTGCCAGTAGATGGCAAGGCCCCAAAGATGTTCATGTACCACGACAGCAGCCAGCCAGTAGGTCTGGTCACTGCTCGTAAAGAAACCCCACAGGGCATGATGTTCACTGCTTCAATCGTGGACACCCAAGCAGGCACAGATGCTTTGACAATGGCAGCAGCAGGAGTCCTAGATTCTGTGTCGGTTGGCGTCAATGTGCTCGAAAGTTACAACGACAAGAACGGCACCATGATTGTCACGGCAGCCGATTGGTTAGAACTCTCGCTGGTGCCTATCCCAGCATTTTCGGGCGCACTCGTAGAATCCGTGTTTGCGTCAAATGAATCTGTTACCATTCCAGAAGAACAGGCACCCGATGAGTCTGAAGAAACCGAACCACAGGAGAATCCAGTGTCAGAACCAATCATCGAAGCCTCAGCACCTGAGTCAATTCCAACCTCACCTTTGTATGCACAAGCAGCACGAGAGTTCACTTTGCCATCAGCAGGTGAGTTCATGGCAGCACTTCACGCTGGCGGTCAGACTTTTGCAAACATGAACAAAGCAGTTGCTGATTACACAGCATCAAAGCGCACAAACATTCAAGCAGCCGCAGGCGATGTCATCACAACTGACACACCGGGTCTCCTTCCAATTCCAGTGCTTGGCCCTCTGGTGCAAGATTTAAATTTTTTGCGCCCTGTCTGTGAAGCCGTGGGAGTTCGTGCTTATCCAGATTCTGGTCAGCAAAAAACATTCATTCGCCCAACGATTACAACGCATACCAGCGTTGCAGCGCAGAGCACTGAACTTTCAGCAGTATCAGCAACCACAATGGTCATCGCTTCCAACTCGGTAACAAAGACCACACTTGCTGGTCAGGTCACATTGAGCGCACAAGATATTTCGTTTACATCGCCTGCAGCAATGCAGTTGATTTTGAATGACCTCATGGGTGAATACATGATTGCATCTGACAACCTTGCAGCAGACAACTTACTTGCCGCTGCAACATCATCTGGTGTTTGGGATTTGTCAGTCGCTGACCTTCTCAAGAGCGTTTATGACTCAGCAGTGGACATCTCAAATGGCCGCAACTGGACACCAACACATATGTTCGTTTCTCCTGATGTTTGGGGCCAACTCGGACAACTTGCAGACTCAACTGGTCGCCCAGTGTTCCCATTCATTGGTGCAGGTCTTACAGGCCAGAACGCACTTGGAAATGCATCAGCATCTTCATGGAACGGAAACCCACTTGGGTTGCAATTAGTGGTGGATTCAAATTTTGCCGCCAAAACCATGATTATTACAAGAGTCGGTCAAGGACAAGGCGATGCATATGAATATTATGAAGCACCTCAGTCTTTGATGAGTTTTGAGAACCCATCAGTTTTGGGTCGCACAATGTCATTCCACGGTTTCTGCAGTACATTTGCTGCTGTACCGGGCATGATTCGCAAAATCACTCAGGCTTAGCCCGAAAGGCGGTTAGCCGCCATGGCTACATACGAGATTATTTTTAACCAACGCATAGACAACTATGCAGTGGTTCAAACTCTCACAGATAACGATGTTGCAGTCGGTGAGTCAATCACTGTCTCAGGTCTTGGGTCTGGGCTAAACGGAACCTTCACTGTTTACGCCCAGCCTCAATACCTATTCATGGGTACCGACTCTGACGGCAACCTCATCTTCGATGCAACCTTTCCAATACCAAATCAGGTCATGTACTATGACGCTGACACTGACCTAGACCGTGTTGCAGTACAACCACCGGGCACCCTGACTTATACGCAGACTTGCACTTGGGTAACTTCCAGTCAAGTCATGGCATATCTCGGAATAACCATTGACAATCCTTCTGATGATTACACGCTCTTGACTCAATCCACTTCAGCGGCCAACGCTTTCTGCTGGAGACGCAGGCAAGAATCCGGCTATACAGGTGATGCGCTTGGAACCTCACCGGGCGGAGATTGCACTTTGGGCGTTTTAATGTATGCAGCGGCCTTGTGGCGCTCTCGTGGCTCTGTGCAAGACACCTTCGCTACCTTTGATGGAATGGGCTCTGCAAGCGTCTCAGCGATGACTCCCATGATTAAGCAACTCTTGGGCATCTCACGCCCTCAGGTGGCGTAGTGGCTTACACAGACCTTCTCAACGAAGTCCTAGACGATGTTGCAGCCAAGATAGCCACAGTCTCTGGTCTGAGGGTTGTAACAGACCCCACCAAGATTGTGCCTAACTGTGTCTTTGTAGATGCGCCATCATTCACCACCTTTGCTGGCAACGGCAACATTCTTAGTGTGTCTTTCCCCATCAAGGTTCTTGGCTCTGGCCCTGCTGGCCTGCCAGTCTTGCGCCAACTGCTAAGCACCACAGCGAAAGTCATATCGAGCAATGTAATCGTCATGAATGGCCAACCAACTGCCTACCTTATTGGCGGTGCAGAATATCCCTGCTACGACCTAGTAGTATCCATACAAGCACAGACAGCGTAAGGCAGACCATGTTCACAATCATTTCCCCAAGAGTCGGAACACCGGGCGACAAGTTCGAACCATCCGAAGATATAAATACTGAAGCCCTTATTGAAGGTGGCTTTATCAAATCCGACAAAACCCCAACCAAATCTGCTAAAACAGTAGAAACATCTCTAGAGGAGTAACACCAATGGCTATAAGCACATATCTTTCCAACCCATCACTCACTGTCAATGCAGTGGATTTGTCGGACCAATGCACATCAGCGACTTTGACGGTCAAATACGATGCTCTTGAATCGTCGGCGTTCGGAAATTCTTCAAGGTCCTACGTTGCTGGATTAGGCGACCACGAATTAGTGTGCGAACTTTTTATGAGTTACGCCGCCTCGGAGACTTACGCAACTTTGGCCGCTTTGGTGGGAACACAAACCACAGTGGTTATGAAGCCAACTTCAAGCGCTGTCGGTGCAACTAACCCATCGTTCACTTTGACCGGCACATACCTTGAGGCGCTGCCAGTTATTGACGCAAGCCTTGGTGAATTGTCCAGCATCTCGCTGACATTCAAGGGCGGCACCTACGCTGCTGCAGTCGCATAACCAAACCAACAAAGGAAACCCGACATGAAACTAGAACTATGTGCTGACATGGGCGAAGGCCCATTCACAGTAACCACCAACCTTTGGTGTGTCACCCAATGGGAACGCAAGTACAAGACCAAGGCATCAGAGATGGCTAACGGTATTGGGATTGAGGATTTGGCTTTTCTTTGCTGGTCTGCGTGTCAAGTCCACGGCCATGTCGTTCCAGTGGTCTTTGATGATTTCATAAAGAAATTAGTGTCATTGGAAATCCAGAGCGAGGACACCGACCGCCCTTTCTCCGAGGCACCTACCGACATTCCCTAGCGGCGGTGCTTATTGCCACAGGGTTTTGGCCTCATGAGATAGAGTTCACCAGTGACGACCTCTCGACAGTCATCAAAATGATTAACGAAAGTCGAAAGTAATGGCAGTAGATGTAACGATGGAATTTTCAGGTCTTAAAGAAGCCCTGAAGGAAATCAACACCATTGACAAAAAACTGCGCCGCCAAATAACTCGTGACTTCAAACAGATTGTGCAACCAGTTGTAGGCAAAGCCGAATCTATGTTGCCAAACAATGCCCCACTGTCCGGCATGAAAAGGTCTTGGAAGGGCAAATCAGGCGCTGACATTATGTCTTGGAATGACGCTTTAGTCCGCCGCAACATTAAAGCCTTTACGAGTGGCAAGAAAGTGCGTGACACCGGCTTAGGTTTCAAACAGAACCTAGGCACCTTTGGTATTAAATGGTTAGGGCCACAAGCATCCGCATTGGACATGATGGCTAAAGGCACAATGGGCGACAACTTAACCAACCGATTTGGCCCCCCATCTCGTATTATTTACAGGGCTTACGAAGCAGCAGACGCAAAAGTTCAGGCAGATGTTAAAGAACTTGTGAACAAAGTAATGAAAATGACCAACAGTGCAATGAGGATGAAATGAGCGTAATTCTCAACATA